TAACACGTATCAAGAAAGCGCCAGCCAAATAATACAACTCAGGCGGGCGCAATCAAGCGCCCGTCATACTCACCTTAAAGGATAGTAAATTATGAGAAATTCCCGCAGCCGTGAAGAACGCATCCTTGCAACCATTGAGGTTGTAACCACACGCATAGCGATAGTCCTCGGGCTAGTTATTCTTGGTTACTTCTTTCAACCCGTGGTTGAGTACATCCTCTTGCAACCATAAAGGTAGTGGGCCCCTTGGTATTACAACCTTGGGGTCGCACTGGCTCCGCTTCCACCCCTATCTATAACATAAAAAAATACCTTGGACTAACAGCAGTAGCGACAAAGTGCCACACTAAGCCAAATAAACACATGTCCACCCCTTGACAATCAAAAGTTAGTACCTATGTATCATAAGACAGGACAGGCTACATATGTTATACATTTGTTAAGCTTAATTAGATTACTATTAGTTTTAATCATAATAGTTAATAATTAAAAGAGACAAATGACACCATATGTTTAACTTAAGTGGTAGGTATATGTTAGTAGACTTTAGAGAAATCGTACACCATGACAACAAAAAGATCATAGACTTTAGTGTTTATTGTGTTGTCAAGTATAAGGGCAAGAAGTATTACTATATAAATAAATCTAAAGAAGACTGCTTACTAGACCTCTTAGAGTTCATCACTAATGAGGAAATCTTTGTAGAGGAACTAGAGCCTTAAACTTTCTTTTGTTGCCAATCAATAGCTTATACGAAATATACAAAATATTTACCCTTTGGGGGTTGACATTTGCAAAATAGTACCTATGTGGTATAACACGGCAAGAGTCAAACTCATACCTCCCCAACTGTTTTATCAATGAGTGAGACGCAGAGTAGCTGACCTTGCCCCCTTATTTTCCCATGAGAGACCTTATGACTTATCCTAAAAATCAGGTGTTGCCTTATAGTAAGCCTATCTCTAAGTATGTCCGTCAGGCAGTGCAAGACGGTGTACAGATTAAAGATATTATGGCTGCTGTAGCTAATAAGTATGAGAGCGCCCCTAGTTCCCTTGGTACCTTCTATAAGCTGTACGGTAGTGACATAGCAGAAGCCAGATCAGAGATTGTCTCTAAGGTAGGCAATGTAGTCGTACAGCAAGCCATAGACGGGCACTTCGCCTCACAAGAGCTGTTCTTACGCAGCAAAGGTGGTTGGAGCCCTCAGAGCACTGTTAACGACCCCGACGAGTACACAGACCCAGATCAGGACTCTAGTGCCATTGACGCACTAATGACCTTACTGGGCAAGGATACAGATGAAGACCCTGACACAACAAACGAAACGTAAGCTAACAGCAGACACTTTACGAGACTTAAGCTCAAGTAAGCTTAAAGAGGCTCTCAGTCAGTTAACTCCTGAACAAGCAGAAGAGTTAAAGCATGACTGGTCATTCTGGGCTAGACAAGACCAACTAGAGCCGAGCGGTAAGTGGAACACTTGGGTAGCCTTAGCTGGTAGAGGTTGGGGTAAGACTAGAGCTGGTGCTGAGTGGGTCAGGCATAGAATAAAGATGGGTGATCGTATCGTCCATTGTGTTGCCCCCACTAAAGGTGACGTCAGACGAGTTATGGTTGAGGGAGACTCAGGTCTCTTAAATGTCTGCCACAAGAGCGACAAAACCTACCGTAAGGCTGACATGGGTTATCCTGTGTGGTCTCCTACTAATAACAGCATATCTTGGGCTAATGGTGCTAAGGCTGTATTCTTCTCAGCAGAAGACCCTGAGAGGCTTAGGGGGCCACAAGCTCACAGTGCATGGTGTGACGAGTTATGTGCTTGGAGAAACGCACAAGACACTTGGGACATGATGCAGTTTGGCCTACGATTAGGTAAACGACCTGTAGTCTTCGTTACTACCACACCCAAGACTACTAAGCTTCTCCGTGGTATATTAGATGATGAAACTACACATGTATCCACTGGCTCTACATTTGATAACAGTGCTAATCTTGCTGATACCTTTCTTGTAGCTGTAAAGAAGACCTACGAAGGAACACGATTAGGGCGACAAGAACTCTACGCAGAAATACTAGATGAAGCCTCTGGCGCCTTATGGAACAGAAACCTCCTAGCATCCTGTGAAGTAGACAAAGAGGACGTCCCCCAGTTAAATCGTATTGTAGTAGCTATAGACCCAGCTATTAGTAATAACACTGATTCGGACATGACTGGTATCATTGTAGCTGGTGTAGACGTTAACGGCACTGCATATGTCATAGAAGACCATACAGGCAACTACAGTCCTCAAGCTTGGGCTGCTAAAGCTGTTGAGTTATATAGAGAGCATATGGCTGATAGGATTGTTGCCGAGAAGAACCAAGGTGGCGACATGGTTAGACATACCTTGCACACCGAAGATGAAACCTTACCAATACGTCTAGTCCACGCCTCAAGAGGTAAGATGGCTAGAGCAGAGCCAGTATCTGCACTTTATGAACAAGGGCGTGTTAAACACGTCAGAGGGCTTAACGACCTAGAAGATCAGATGGTTCAGTGGGAACCTCTTGGGTCTATGGGATCACCAGACAGACTTGATGCGATGGTATGGGCTATCACTGATCTTAGTCTTAACGGATACGCCAAGCCTCAACTTAAATTGGCCTACAGTTCGGCTAAAGGACTATTATAGATGCCTAGAAAACTAAGCCAGAGTAAGGCCACACAGACCCTTGGAGTAAGTGGTCAGAATGTCCGAAATGGACAGATTCGTTCGGACGAGTTTATACCTGAGTTACGAGGTAAAGCTGCGATACGAAAGTATCGGGAGATGAGAGACAATGACAGTACTATTGGTGCGGTTATGTATGCAGCTGAACAAGTACTTCGTGATGTCAAACTCAAGGTGGAGCCAGCTAATGATACCCCTGCAGCAAAGACTGAAGCAGAGTTTGTCGAGAGTATTCTTGATGATATGGAACACTCCCTTGATGATCATATCGCAGAAGCACTATCAAGCCTTAGTTATGGCTTTGCTTGGTTTGAGGTTGTCTATAAGCGCCGTGTTGGGCCTACTCAGAGATCGTACAAGAAATATAGTAAGCATACTGACGGACGTATGGGTGTGCGCAAGATTGTGTGCCGTGCGCCTTGGACAGTCTCTCGGTTTGATGTAGACACCAAGACAGGCGAAGTATTAGGACTTTATCAGGACACAGGTTATGCCCTCTCACAACACTATATCCCAGCTAACAAAAGCCTTTATTACCGTACTACCAGCATTAACGGTGATCCTAGTGGCCGTAGTATCCTACGTAACGCTTATACGTCTTACCAGTACTTAAACAACCTACAGAGCATAGAAGCTATAGCAGTGGAACGTGAGTTAGCTGGTATCCCAGTTGCTCGTATCCCCTCTGAGTATCTCTCAGGAGACGCTACAGCAGCACAGTCAGGTTTTGTTGCCAATCTTGAGGGAATCCTCCGTGATGTAAAGTTCAACGAACAGGGCTACATCATTACACCTAGTGATACCTATCCTGACAAAGATGGCTCTCCTACAAACATCCGTCTGGTAGACGTGGAGTTGATGAGTTCTAGTGGCACTCGTAACTTATCTATTGACCCCATTGTAAGACGGTATCAGCATGACATTGCCCGTAGTGTACTTTCTGAGTTTCTTATGCTTGGTGGAGGTAACAACGGATCATATGCGCTTTCTAAAAGTAAGACTGACCTGTTCCTACGTGCCCTAGAGAGTTACATTCAAGCTATCGTAGATGTTCTTAACAAACAACTTGTAGAACGACTGTGGCAGCTTAACGGTCTTAACTATGACCTGATGCCTTGCATCAAAGCTGGTGATGTCGCCCCACATGACCTACGTGAAATCTCAGGGTTCTTGCGTAATCTTAACGGTGCTGACATTGACGTAAGTGACCACCCAGAGGTTATAACAGACCTTATGGCTATAGCAGAACTTAACTACAACCCCGACCTGATCATACAAGACACACAAGATGACTTACCCACTGAGGAAGCGTCAGAAGAAGATAATAAGGAAACAAACTAATGCCAGATATTACAACAGCTCTCAGCAAGAACTTTAAGATTGAGTTGCTTAAGGGTAATCACGACCTTACAGCAGCCGATATTCGTATTGCCCTAATTAAATTTGGTCATAGTGGTGATTATGATGCGGACACTACCTCTTGGTCCACATTGAACAGCGCAGGCGACCAGCCAACTGGCTCTGGGTACTCTTCAGCAGCAAGTGACCCAAAGCAGCCTTACAACCTCTTTACTGGTACTGGCGGTGGCGCAATCTGTGACCCTGAAGCTGGCTTCCCTAGAATTGAGACGGGTACTACTACTGCTACTATGGACTTTGTAGACGCCACATTTAAAACGGTAACTGTCCAAGCTGACGGCTGTATTATGTACAATGACAATATCGCAGAGTCTGGTGACAATGTAATTGCAATCTTTGACTTTGGCGGAACAGTCAGCTCAACCAATGGCGACTTCACTATTCAGTTCCCTGCTCCTGGAGCTACTACGAGTATTCTTCGTCTAGCTTAATCTGAGGATCGCTAATAATGACTGTCAAGTTTGGTAACAGAGTAAAGCACACCTTAGTAGGTACTGCGGGTACGGGCGACCTTACCTTCGGTCCTGCCGTATCCGGTTTTCAGACCTTCTCTGATGCAGCCTACGTTGCAGGAGACGTGTGTCATTACACTATTGAAAACGGTACTCAGTATGAGATAGGCACAGGAACTATTACAGTTGCTGCTGGTGTATTTGGTATGAGTCGTGTTGTTATTGAGACCTCTGAAAACGGCAATGCTGCTTTAGTTGTTCCTGCATCAGCTACTTGCTTTGTTACTGTACTAGCTCAGGACGTAGTACAAAACTTACCTAACTTACTTGATGTAGCCACCACGGTACCCAATGCGGGCCAAGTGTTAGCTTACGACAGTGGCACTGCTCTATGGACACCTACTACCCCTGCTGGGGGTATTCCAACTGTAAGCGACCAAGCAGAGCTTGCAGCTTATACAGGCATGTTAGAGAAGTCCTTTATATGGGTTAACGACTCTAAGTCTTTATATATCTATGATGGTACAGAGTGGGATCGT